GAGGGCGATATGTGGTTATTGGTTAGATAGATGTGGATAGTCCCCAAAATGTTATCTCAATGTGTACAGGCTACGGAGGGATTGAACTTGGTCTTAGAGGAGCAGGCATGGATGTTAGAACAGTCTGTTACTTGGAGATCGAAGTTTATGTCCAAGCTCTATTGGTTAAAGCGATGGAGGAAGGGAGACTATGTACAGCACCTCTGTGGTCTGATGTTAAAACCTTCCCATCATCAGAGTTTCGTGGAAAAGTATGTGGCATCGTTGGAGGATATCCCTGCCAACCATTTAGCTCATCAGGCAAGCGACAAGGAGAAGAAGACCCAAGACACTTGTGGCCACACATCAGAAGACACATCAGGGCAATTAGTCCTGTTTGGTGCTTCTTCGAAAATGTCCTCGGACATACCTCGATGGGGTTATGGAGAGTCCTGTCCGATTTGGAAACAGAAGGTTACCGATGCGTATGGGGAGTATTCTCAGCGGAAGAAGTTGGCGCACCCCATCAAAGAAAAAGAGTCTTTATCTTGGCCTTCTCCGAGGGCAGGGAATCCGGGGAGTCGGAAACCGGGGACAGGAGGGAAAGTACTGTCAGAGGAAGCAAAGAGATGGGGAACACCACAGGCAAGCGACCATGTGGAAGGAGCGAGAACAAGGGTGGACAGTGGTCAAAAGTGTTTGGGAAGGGATTTGAATCGATTAAATTCCCATCAAGACCAAATGAACAACAATACGGATGGGAAGCACCAAGAACAATTAAATCCCGATTGGGTAGAACAATTGATGGGTCTTCCCATCGGGTGGACAGACTTAGGCTCTTGGGAAACGGAGTCGTCCCACAAACAGCAGAATTAGCATGGAGAACTTTATGGCAAAAACTTTCAGAGCAATCCTAATTTTTGGCCGCAAGGCGATAGGAAAACAAGGAGACCTCCACGACACTCGGTGGGTTAGGATTGCTCTATTTTTATTATTATTAGGTGGTTGTGTAAGGAATCCACATCCTGATCATATAAAGGGTATTAGTTGCCCACAGGAAGGGCATGGTAAATGTCCTTTTGGATGCGATGATTGACACTAATTGTTACTATGGATGCTATATTTCTCCTGAAGAACTTAGTCGCGGTTGGATGCATTTTTGGACAAATAATGAGCTAAGATATCGCAAAGGAGAAAGAGATCCTGATTGCCCACCGAATACTTATCGTACTAATATACAAAGGAGATTACCCAAGAGGGATACAAATTATAAAAATGGACAAGGAAACAGAAGCAAAGGAACAATTTAAGGGTGAAGTTAAAGGTTGCCTGAATCGATGGTTTGAGGAGTCTGATTTAGATGTGGAACATCTGACAGGATCTTACGTAAAGGCATTACAAGAATGGTTGAACGAAGAAGTAATAGGATTTGAGTCTGAAATTGACCCCGAATGAATGTATACAAACCAACAGGTGAGAAGTTAAATCCTTGGCCACAAGAGGCAGGTCGATTGAGTGAGGAGAATAAGGATTTAAAAAAGAAGATTGAGAAGCTTGAGGCTGAGAACCAAAACTTAAAACGCAGATGTTGTGATTTATTTAAGGAAGTCATCGAAAGTAATGCATCTAATGCAAGGTGAGAATACCCAAGCAATATCATCCTCTTTATTGGACAAGATATGGTCGAGCGCTACCACCATCAGCGCAAAGATTACCACCGTGCGACTTGAAAAAGTTGGGGCCGCCACCATTGAAATTAAGCCAAGAGAGGTTGGAGGAGATAAGGAAGGGTTCAGTGTGGGTAAAGAAGAAATCCCGGTCAAAACGCTTGAAGAGGCAATAATTGTGGGCATGGAGATACAGGCGAGAAGTGAGTAGACCTATTTATGAGACACAGGCAGACCTTGATAATGAGGCAAAAGTAAAAAAGTTCCTTTCAAGTGAATGGGAGTGTAGATTTATTAAGCTAAATGCGATTAAGTGGAAGATAGATTTTTTAGTTCAGAAGTATGATGGTTACAGTTGGGCAGAACTTAAATGCCCAAAGATGAACTATGGTGACTTTCCGTTTATGATCAGCTACAAAAAGATCGAGGCGGCTAAGTTATTGCATGATACAAGCAAGAAGAAGTTTGATTTAATATACAAATGTAATGATTTATTATGTTTTCACACATGGGACTTTGATAAGGAGTATGCTTTTGAGTATGGTGGACGCACTGTAAGTACACGTGATCCACAGGATATTGAGCCTGTATTCCTGATTGACCCAAAGGATTGCACGATAGTGGAGGGGTTTAGTGCCTAAAGTAACCTATGCAGATGAAGTAGATGCCCACTTTGGTATCCCTTGGCTAGAAGAGTTGGCAATCCGTAAGGGTGAGTTATCCTGTGCTTTGCCTGATGAGCAGATTGATCAGTTACCACCTGAGAAGACAGCAATGCTGTCGGACTTAATTCTACATCAACCAACCTCTGAGAAGGAAGATCCCATACAATGGGGATGGACACTACCCGGTTGGCAAAGGGTGATGGATAATTGGGAGAATGACAAGATTCATGTTATTTTGGGCGGCAACAGATCGTCCAAGACTATGTTCGCAAGTCGTATGCTAGTACACTTAGCTCAAACAATACCTGAAGCTGAGATACGAAGTATGCACGTAACAGAAGAAAGAAGTATATCAGATGCACAAAAATATATATGGCAGAACTTGCCAATGCGGTACAAGAGGGCAAAGAAAAAGAGTGAGAATCATTCTTTACAATATAATCAAAAGAATGGATTTAACTCCTCTAAAGCAATATTTCCCCCCACCCAAGAAGGTGCTGAGAGGGGTAGTACGATTTATTTTAATAACTATCGGCAGTATCAAGCTGATCCTCAGATTTTTGAAGGTTGGTCTGCACACTGCATACACCTTGACGAGGAAGTACCTGAAGCAATTTTTAATACGCTCTTAGGTCGGACAGTTGACTATCATGGCCGCCTGATTTTGACTTTTACGACACTTCAGGGCTGGACACCTTTGATCAATAGTTTGTTGAAGGGTGCAGAGACTGTTAAGACAAGATACTCCGAGATTATGGGTAGGGAATTACCTACTGAGCAGATTTGTAAGAATTGGCCAAATTGTAGAATATATTATTTTTGGACAGAAGATTCTCCGTTTATTGATGGCAAAGAACTAATCAATACATATGCAAGACAACCACAAGAGGTAAAGCTTGCTAGATTATTTGGCATTCCAAGTAAAGCTGTAGAGGGTAGGTTTCCAAAATTTACAAGAGAAACCAATGTTATTCCACATGAAACAATACCTACTATTATTGATCCTACTATACCATCGACTAAGTATTTTGTTACTGACCCCGGTGGTTCTAAGCCTTGGGTAGCAATTTGGGCATCCGTATTGGAGGATGGTACTATCTATATTTACAGAGAGTTTCCTGATACAAGTATGGGTGATTGGGCATTACCCCATGTCAATGGAGTTGGTAAGAGTGTGGGCAAGGCAGGACCGGCACAAAGACCTCTTGGATGGGGTTACAGTCAGTATAAAGAACACTTTGAGGCATTGGAAGGTGGTGAGCATATATTTGAGCGTATTGTTGACCCTCGTATGGGAGCCGCCACAGTCAGGGAGAAGGAAGGTGAGAGTAACATAATAAATACAATGGCTAATCTAGATTTTGTTATGAAACCTGCCCCCGGTGTTGAGATTGAGTCAGGCATTGCGGCCATAAACAATGCTTTATCTTGGGACGATACTGAACCGATGACTGAGCAGAATCGTCCTCAGTTGTTTGTGTCAGACAGGTGCGAAAACTTAATAAGCTGTATGCTAGAATACAGTGGTCAGAGTAGAGCGGAACACTTTAAGGATTATATTGACACATTGAGATATTTAATGGTAAGTAAACCTGAACACGTTACAGATGCATCCCTTGCTTGTACGGGTGGTGGTGGATATTGATTGACTATTTTTGACTATGTGGATAATAGTATAACTTTATGCAAAGCGCTTCTGATCCTGAATTACTTTATGTCAGCAAAGAACCTGACATTAATTACTTAGCAGAAACCTACCGAAAGACTCAGGCAGATCTTGGTGAGTGGTTAGATCGTAGGCAACAGGATTATGATGTAAGGAACTGTATGTGGTCAGGTAAATCTGACGACTTTAAGAAGCACTCAAATCTTAGCTCAACAGGAGATGTATTTCCTTGGGATGGTGCAAGTGATCAGGAGATACGCATGGTTGATAATCAGATCAACAAGTGTGTTGCTATGGTTATGAATGCAGTAAGACAGGCACACATTGTTGCCACACCTGTTGAGTCAGGTGATATTGAGCGAGCTAATGTAATATCTATGTTTCTCCGTTGGATAATTAATACTAAAATGGAGGAATTTTATGATCAATTAGAGCTTGGTCTCAATCATTTCTTTGAAAAAGGTTTAATGTGTCACTATGTGTGGTACGATTCACAGGATTTAAAACAGCAACAAACTATCCGCTTAGATGAGATAGCACAGGCTTTGCCTGAGATAGCAGAAGCTATACAGGATGGTAGTATGGATAACGAGTTATCCTCAGCTATTAAAGATCAATTCAAAGTATCTAAGAGAAAAGCGAAAAGTATGCTCCGTGAGTTGCGTGAACAGGGTACAACCACAATACCTGTAACTAGACAAGTAGTAAATAGACCTAGACTAAAAGCGCTTGCTCCTGACGAAGATGTTTTTTGGCCGAATTACACAATAGATCCACAGGAAGCACCTTATGTTTTTCATGTGCTTCATATGACTCCTGAGCAACTTCGTGCAAAGATTTCATCCGAAGGATGGGATGAGGAGTTTGTTGAGAAGGCAATGGAGTTGTCACAACATTCGCAAAGGGATGATACACTTTACAATGTTCGTCAGATGGATGAAGCTATTCGTGATGATGATGAGACTATTAGAATAGTGTACTGTTATCAAAGGTTATTAGATGAAGATGATGTCCCCGGTATTTACTGCACAATACTACACCCTGATGTACCTGATCTTTATGCCAAACATGAGCTATTGGATTATGCTCACGGCAAGTATCCATTCGTAATTACTAAGTACGAACAAACAAGTAAAAGACTTTATTCATCTAGATCAATTCCTGAGCTTGGAGAACCCTTGCAACAGGTAATGAAGATCGAAACTGACTCAATGATTGATCGTCAGTCATTAGCAACACTTCCACCTTTGGAGCATCCATTAGGGCGGCCTCCGACTAAATGGGGGCCGGGTGTAAGAGTGCCATATCGGACACCGGGTGAGATTAGATGGGCAGATACACCAAGGTTTGATGGTGGTAATGTGGAAGTCCGCAGATACATCCAAGAGATGTTTGATAAATACTTTGGTAACTTTGCCCCCGGAGTTGATCAAGTTGAATCGCAGAATAAACAGCAAGCAGTTATTAATAAGGTGTTTAATCACCTTAAATATGTGTTTGACCAAGTGTGGACTTTGTATCAGCAATATGGGCCGGACGCTGAGTTCTTTCGAGTCACAGGAATGCAAGATGTACAGAAGTTTAATAAAGGTAGAGCGGGCGAAAGATTTGATTTTTACTTACAGTTTGATGTGGCAACACAAGATCCTGAACAGATGTTGGAAAGAGTAAAAGCAATTGCAGAACTTGCTCCTGCTTTGGATAGATCAGGCACTTTAGATACAGAAAGACTGCTTCAGCTTGCAGTAGGACAGATAATGCCCGGTGCTTCCGAGAAGATTATGATCCCGAAGGAGACTGCATCACAGAAGGCAGTGGAGGAGGAGAGACAAACAATTGCTGAACTTGTGGCAGGTGTACCACCAAATGTAAGACCACAGGACTCACATGAGTTAAAGATGCAAGTATTTCAACAATGGTTATCACAACCTGACATACAACAAAAAGCACAACAAGACCAAGCATTACAGGAGAGGATTCAGAATTATATGCAACAGCGTCAAATGCAGATTCAGCAGAAGCAGAATGCTGTAATCGGACGACTCGGAGCTAATCCTACACAGTTTGGTGAAACTGCTAATTAAGCAGTATAGAAAGTAAATACTATGGCTTACGGAAAAGGAACTTACGGATCGAAGGTTGGAAGACCTTCCAATAAAGGAAAAGCAATGGCTCGGAAGAAAATGCTTAAAAAGAAAAAGAAAAAATGAGTATCACTTATCGTGGTGAACGTTTTAGTGGTTACAATAAACCTAAGAGGACACCGGGTAAATCCAAGAAATTTGCTGTTCTTGCTAAGGAGGGCGATAAGGTTCGCCTTGTTAGATACGGTGACCCAAAAATGTCCATTAAAAAAAATATACCTGCTAGACGAGCTTCCTTCAGAGCAAGACATAAATGCGATGAGAAAAAGTCTAAACTAACCGCAGGTTATTGGAGTTGTAAAAAATGGTAGCAAAAAAGAAAAAACCAAAACCAACAAATCCCACTCTCTATTCAAGGGTTAAGTCAGAAGCTAAAAGGAAGTTTGATGTTTATCCATCTGCTTACGCAAATGCATGGTTGGTTAAAACCTACAAAAAAAGAGGTGGTAAGTACAAAAACGCATGAGCCTTAAAAAATGGTTTGGTAAAGGTTCAGAAGGAGATTGGGTAGATATTGGTGCGCCTAAGAAAAAAGGGAAGTATCAAGCTTGTGGACGCAAGTCTACTAAATCAAGTAAAAGAAAATACCCGAAGTGTGTACCACGCTCAAAAGCTAAAAGTATGACTGCGGCACAAAGAAAAAGCGCAGTAGCAAGAAAAAGGGCGAAACCACAAGGAGTCGGGGGCAAGCCTACTAATGTAAGGACTATTGTTAGAAAAAGAAAAACAAAGAAAAAATGAGTGGTATCCGTAAAACAGATCATGAAATAGACCATGAAGATGCAATCCGAGCGATGTCCGTTCTCAAGGACGATCCTAACTTCAAAAAGTATATTGAAGTGCGTGAGAGTATGCGTGAAGAAACGATTAGGGCGTTGCAGACTCCTGAGAACATCGGAGACACAAACAGACACTTTTACATCACAGGAAAGCTAGAAGCTATTGACGA